AGACGTGTGTGCTTTTTCCTGTGATGCTTTTGCGGCGGATGCTTGTCGTGTTGCTTCATCGACAAGATTTGTATTGGCCAGTACAAAACCACCCTGTACATTTTCCATGTAATGCTTTGTTACTACATCCTGTGCATCTTTAGGGTCTAACACATTCGACACACGATGCTTATTCGCATCCCAAAAAACTTCGTTAGTCGCTGTGACACTCGTGTTAATGCTATGAGCCTTGATATAGTCCTGCTGTTCTTCTTGCAGGTGTAAAAGCTGAGCATCTTCAAGATTCATGTCGCGTGCCAACAAAATAGAGCCATCATTCCACGTGACAATCTTATCGGTGCTTGTTTCCCGATAGATAATAAGAATCTCCCCTGCTGAAATAGGCTTTTTAAGAGTTAGTGATAAGTCGTTAATATTGTAATCGACATTATACGTTAGTGGTGTTTCTGTAGCATTTGCATGCCGAATAGACACCTTAATAAACTGTTTACGAAGGTAAGAAAAGGGGAACGGGTAAGTTACCCGCGCCCCATCCGTTACAGTGTATTCTACTCGTGATTTATACGCTGTAGCCACTATCTATCATCTCCTTTTAGAAGGTAAGTCACTTAATTTAGACAAAGTATCAATCATCTGGGTATATGGAATAAAATCAGGGACAGGCGCAAGATTCATGATTGCACGAAGGTCTTTCTGTGTCCCTTTGTCCGTCGCAAGCTTCTGAGCGGCCAATGCAGGCTTCACGAACATGTCACTGAATGTATCGACGGAAGGTAACTGCTGTACCATATTCCCTGCATAATCCCCAAGGTCTTGAGGTCTTTTGTTCTGTCGGTACTGTGTAACCGTTGTACGGATTGTAGGTGCGCCTGTAGCCCCTTCATATATATCATTAACTGAGCTTAGTGGTGCGAGGAAACCTGTACGTAGAAAAGCGGCTTTTGCAAGTGCCATATCATTCAGGTAGTTATCACGAATGTAGTCCGCGGCTTCAGTGTTTCCAAGAGCGTACAAAGTGGCCATCTTCGCACCATTACGAGCGGCAAAAGCGGCGGCATTCGTTGCCATAGACAAACCAAAAGCAAGAGCGTCCTGTACTTCATGCTGTTGTAATGAACGCATAAACTGTGCATTATTTGAACGCATAGCAAAATCTTTGAACATGAACGCCATTCGTGCCAGATTATTCATGTCTTTGAGCATGTTACGATTGCCTTCCGACGTACTAAGCAAGACACCCTTTTCAGCCTGATTTTGAATAAGGTCGTAGAACTCCCAGAAGGTTTTCGGATTGTCTCGTTTCCATGCCATAACATTCATATTTTTTGCGATTGTCCCTTTTTGTCCATCCCATTGGATGTACTTTCTGATATCAGCTTTTAGAGCTTCTAAGTCCACTGGACGCCCTAAGGCTTTTATATTTGCTTTGCTGAACGGATTCCGAAAAGCTCCAAACTTCTCGCCATGCGCCCATCTGATAGCGTCGGTTAAAGCCCCACTACGCATCGAACGCACCATGGTATCAGTCATATGCCCTAAAAGATTAATCTGGGACGTGATTTTACCAATGTTGTGTGTGAAGTCCGACACTCCTGCAAGAACATTACCGACACTGTGTCCCCGTTGCGAAAGGGCATTCCGTGCTTGTTTGTCTCCCCATGAGCCACGGAAGATGTGTCGTTCGAGGGGCTCACCAAAGATGTGCCACTGAAGGTCTTCAACAAACTTAGAGTTGGCCTTACCAAGTCTTACATCCTGTACGAATTTACGGACTGGATTAAAGACACCAAACACCTGCTTGAGACCACCATAAGCAATAGCACCCCCTAAGTCTCCAAGCTGATTCCACCCCATAGAACCACCGCGCTTAAAATACGCCAAGTTGTTCAGAATCTTTGTGACTGCTGAGGTCTCATCAAATACTTTGCGTGAATAGCTATCCTGCATGCCACGTAGACGTGCCATGTTATCAAGGAAATACTGCGAGTGCTTAGCGGCTGTCGATGAGCTGATACGACCTTCACTGCCCATAGACGCCATTTTAAACTCATGCAACACTGTCTTTATAAACTTATCATAAGCATTAGCATCACCAATGGTAGCACGGACTGCCGCTTCACCTGCAAAGCGATTATTCGTGCGATTAAGAATATGTTCGAGGTCGTACAGCCGTAGATCGTTGTCAAACGAAAAGTCTTTAATTACATTACCTTCTGCATCCTTAATGGGCATTGTCATCCCTGTATCCATAGGAAGACGACCACGGAAGAAAGTCAAGTCCCCAAGTTTAGCTGTAGTACCATCAGCACTAATCCCGTCGATAGCATCTTCAAAGGGTCTCATGATATTGTCGGCCCATTCTTTTGCTTTTGCTTCACGGAATGCGTCAATGTCTGCTTCTGTTGGAGACTCAATGCTTTTCTTCCGTAGTTCTGCTACTTCTGCTGTTACTCGTTCCACTTTTTCAGCACTCTTTTTACCTGTGCCATTAAGATACTCAAGGCGACTATCAATCTGTCGCTGTATCTGAAGATTTCTTTCGCGTGCAATCATATCACGAATAAGCGAGCGCGAAGTGGGAGTATTAGAGGCACGAAGGGCATATTCGTGTAGAAATTCTTGTGCCCCTTTGTCCCCCGTTGTTGCAAAGTTAGACACAAAAGACCGATAAGCATCTACATCGACCAGACGATGAAATTCACTACTTACTGGATACCACTCTTGTTCGACGAGGTTATTTTTGATTTTACCCCCAAAAATAGACGCTGATTCCATCCCTACGTCTATACGGGTCTGATATAGCTCTTCAAGGTGCTTTACGGCCTTCATTACATCATCGTCCACTAAGGCGTCGTCTATATTGATGTTTGTTCGTTGTGTCGACCGTTTGTTGAAAATATCAATAACAAGTTTGTCAAATTCTGAGCGGTGCGCATCCCCACCTTTAAAAGGCGTAACGACACCCGTAACACCATAATGATTCTTTATCCAGCTCTGTCGTGCATCAAGAATCCCCCACACTGGCTTATTGATTTTAGACAGAATAGCCATTTTCATACGCTCTGCTGAAGGCATTGCAGACCCGTTACGAGTAGCACCTCTGCGCTGTGCATCTTCCCATAATTCAGCGGTCTTTTTAGCAAGTGTAGGCGACGGGGAATGATATCCAGTACCAAAAGGCGTTCGTGTCAAAAGGGCACTGTCCATCTTTTTCGACAACCAATCAAGCACACGACCACCAGCAGATGTACTACGCATGGATTCTACATGCTCCGATATCATCCGTTCGTAGTCCATAAGGCTTTCAGGTGCTACAAGATTATCCTTTGAGAATTTAACACCATTCTGAATTACAGTGCCATCGTTGTTAACGATAATACCCATGTCCCGTAGTTTGTTGTATTTGAGGGCATATTCAACCATAGACATGATATCTTTGTTGTTGTATGTTGCCCCCTTAATGCCTAATGCCTTGAGACCTGCACGAAAAGCACCTGCAACTTTACTCTGGGCACGACTACCAAGCATTCCATTCTCTACGGCATACCCCAAAACTTCTTCAGGATCAGTAGAGCCTGCTTTACGTGCCGCTTGTGCAAACGTAGAATTGGGTGTCTGCTGTTGCTTCTTTATGTAATCCATAAGACTTCCATACTGTTCATCCCCCAAGGTAATTTTAAGGGATTGATGAACACCAACTTCATGAGCCAAGACACCCTCTAATTCTTTGGTGCTTTTGATATTGTCTTTGATAACGACAACATAATCACCATGAGGGACGTAAAAGCCTTTAGCGTTGTTGGTTACATTAACACCAATATCATTCCCAAGAGCTTTAGCGTCCTTTAGAGAAAGTGCAAATACATTGTCTCGCTTTGACATGGTTGATGCTACTTTACCACTGTGTCCTTTAAAGAATGACGCATCATGTACACGCGCCGCTACTTCTCTTGATTTCTCAAGAATCGAATAGGCACTTTTGAGCCCTGCCGCTTCTCGTGCTGTTGCTTCTTGAGTCCGATTAGCGGCCTTAGCGATTACGTTAAGTGCAGGGTCTTTATGCAGGTATTTACCGCCGACAAGACCAAGAGTACGTAAGACACCACCAGATACACCAGCGATAAGAGCCGCCCCCGCGATACTGTTGTCATCTCCATTAGCCATATTAGCGGCGTGTTGTTGGATAGCCCCCATAGCCGCTAAATGTACTGCCGTGTCTGCTACCTTTGAAGGATTAGAGCGCACAATAGCCTTAGCCGCCGCCGATGCCGCCCTGTCGATTGCTTCAACATTTTTAACAGTACCACCTAACTTTTGCATGATACGTGCCGACTGAATTGCTTTGACCTCTGGCAGAAGGTTAAGTGGGTCTAATATAGCCCCTAAGACCGTACCGATATTGTGAGACCCAATAGAGCTATAATAAGCCGCATACTTACGGTCTTCTGCCATTTCATCACTCTTTTTCTGCAAGAGGTAATAAAGTTGTGTCGGGTCTTTTGCATTGTCAATAATCCACTGGGCTTCTGCACTGTTGTCTTTGCCCATAGCGGCCTTAATGTACTGCTTGTCCTCTTCCGTGATTTTCTGGCGTCCAAATGCATCCCAATCACTATGGAACAAGTCTGAATACAGAGCATCGACAAACTCATATCCAAAGTTGCCACTGCGTTTAAAGTCATGCCAAATCCCTTCGATGATAGAAGGTTTTGCTTTTAGTGCTTCTTCATACGCCCTCTGTGCTTCAAACTTCTGCTGTGTGTATTGCATAAATTCAGGGCTTAATTCAGTTTTCATCTGAGGTGCATATACACCTTCACCGAAGGTATATGTGCTACCCTTAGGCCCTAAGACAGCTTCGACTTCTTTCGACAAGTCAGGATTGGCAATATGTAAATGAGGGCCTGTTCCGTGTTGGTCGTCAATGACTTCCTGAAACCCGATAGATCGTGCGTAATCTGCAAGCTCTTTAAGACGCGAGTCCCCCCATTCAAGACCGTTCCACGCAATATCAGCCCCCAGACCTTTATAATGCCAACTACCTTCAACGTGTGAAGAATCATTCGCACCTGCTGTAAGGATAGGCTCTATTCCCATTTCCTTAGCCTTTGCAAACACCATCCCCAGACGACCATACATACTACTATCAATCCCCATTAAGTCCTCTGGGAGATATGAGGTATAGTCGACATCTTCCTGTTGACCTCCCCCTGTGCTAGAAGGGTCATAACTACTACCATCGTGAAGAGTGCTAAAGATTTCCCCTGCTACTGCTTGTCTAGGTGCATATGACTCTTCTTCACATTGTTCGTAGTATTTAGCAATAGCCGCCGCCGCTAATTCGGGAGTAGACAAGTCTGAATTTTGAATAGACTCAAGTGCCCCTGCATATTGATTGTGTAATTCATAGTCGACAAAAGAAAGCTGATTATAGATATCACGACCATCAAGACCACTTTCGTTCATGTAATCATTGAACGCCTGTTGTCGTGAAGGGTCTAACCACTGTGCGATACCATAAGCCCCATTGCCTGTACTGTTGTAAATATCTGCGATAATATCCTCGCCGCCCCCTGTTTCAACGGCAAAGTTGGCGGCAAAGCCAGCGGCGAGTGTTGGTGAGTAACCACGTTGTAAAAACCAGTTATACACCAATGACATATTTTCTGAAACCGCCATACCACACTTCCTTTCTATCCGAATAAACTAGAGAACCATTTTTTAGCCGAATTAAACTGCTCACTGATAACATCTCCAACTGACCCAGAACTTTGAGCTACTTCACGTTCAACTGCTGTTGGCGTATAAGACGTTGAAGGTGTTGTTGTATATGTTGTTGTGTCTTCACTTCCTGTGTCGTGAGGCCCTGCGACATAAAGAATTTCATTTCTCATGTCTGCACTACTCATGGTAATGCTCTGATTGGTTGATGCATCAAAGAACGTCCATGAGCCACTATCCCCATCGTAAGTAACACTCAAGTCACCAGCATCAACACCCCACCTATTCGCATAGTACGTTGTGAGCGTATCAAGAGCCTGTTTAGCAAAAGACGTTTCTACTTCTGGCGACATCCCAGTATTAAAACAGTTTTTCGGGAACACTGCACCATGATAATATGCGTAGACACTCTGAAAGTCTTGACCTGCTGAGATGACGCCTTGTTCTGCATTACCTGCTGAATACCCATAAAGTAATGCACGTTCCCTGAAGGCCGTAGCAATCTGGGGATTGTTAATAGACACCGACGGAGAATCGGTACTACTGTTCCCCCAGTTTTCAAGCCCCTCGATCGTATAGTTACCAAGGGCACTTATTCCCGACATGATTGTTTGTTTTTGTGTCGAATCCATATCTTTAATACGACAATAACGAGCATAGCCACGAATAAGGGCATTGTCTGCATCGTATTCCCCAGACAATCCAGCAAAGTTTGTTATTGCAGAAATAGCAGAATCAATCTGATTGCCGAACAAACCTGCAAACTGCCCTTTATTAGACGCACGGGCCTTAACGAGATACATGATAGATGCAGGAACACCATTAGCGTTAACGTCTGCCTCTGTCGCACTATCAATGCTTTGCATGATACTGTTACGTAGATTGTTCTTGATGCTGTCTGCCGCGGGATAGCTCATAAGCTTCATGAGCCGCTGTCCTTTTTCATCTGGGCTTGCGTCTGAATTGCTAATGTCTGCCATCTTTTCCTGTATGACAGCAAGCATCGTTTCAGCATCTACGTTCTTACCCCCGACAAGAGGTTTGCCAACTGGATTACGGTAAGCGTCAAACATGACGTTATCTCCATTCATAAAGGCGTTAAGATTCTCACGTGCCGCTGTATAGCTTGCCTGACTCTTAACGGCTGTCTGAACACCTTTAGTGGCGACACTAGCTCTTCTGGCTCTTTCGGCCTTGTTTGCATTTTGCGCCTGAATAACGTCTCCTAAGGCACTCTGCATCTCTTCAGCTTCCATGCGTTCTGCACGACTACTAGACCCCATCTTTTTTATGATATCCTGTATCATGCGTGTTGGGTCTTTGTCCCTGCTATATTTCTTGACCATGTCTAACTTGAACTGTGATACATGAGCCTTGCGATACTCCACGTTCATCTGAGCAAGGGCCATTGTGTCGACCATATCGCCAAGCATTACCGACGTACCATCCATACGAGTCTGTACAGGTACTTTGTCAAGTATGTCAGTCTTAAATTTCTCAAAGTCCTTAATAGTCCCTGTTGAAATGTATTGCTTTGTCACCATGTCTGCAAGATACTGACGTTGCTCTGGGTTGAGTGCCATCAGCTTTGCAGGCGCAAAAATCTCTGTAAGACGTTGTGCCTGCTCTTCGTGACTGTAAGACGGAGCATCATACACAAACTGACTCAAGTCAGACTTTAGTACATTAAAGGCTTCACTGATTCTGTCTTGAATATCTCGCTGAACATGATTCTTCATCAAGTCCATTTGATTCTCAACATTCCGATTGTTGAAACCTTCCTCGAAGGCAATATCATTCGACACAAGACCACGGGATGTATAACCATCACGATACTTTGAAATAAATTCATCGTATCGTCTTACTTCTTCGTCGGTCGTCGGAGCAGGATTGTCCCCATACATTTCGGTGTATGCTAGTTTTGCGTCGTCCCCTAATGCCTGCCCACGGAGCTTATCACTATAGGCAATGAAATAGGGATTGTCGACATTAGAACCGTAGCCATATTGCATTGCAAGGTCGATTGTATTCAACTTTGCACGATCTTCTCGTGTTGTCGACGCAATGAGTCTGTTAGCTTCTGTAAGGCCCTCTTCGTTCATTCGCTTTTCACGAGAGGTCATAAAGTTAAGCCAACTACTATTCAGATTATCAGCGGCCTGTGCGAACATTGCAGACGAAGATGTAGAAGGTGCATTACCATGCACTCCCTGTACTTCTGCTATTCGCTCCTGATACGTACTGTCGGGCTGTGGCATGAATTGCATTTCAGTACCCATTGCACCTACTGTTCTTTTCCCCATTTATGTTCTCACCACCTTTTCTTGAACGGACTGTATTCATTGCGTAATGGATAGTCAGTTTTCATCGTAAAGTAACTCGTGATTGGATTCTGTGAAAAAAGACCAATCGGATTAAACATATTAGTACTGCTTATTCTGTCGTAGCGCAAAGAGGCATTATCGAGATTTACAGGTCTAATTTCTTCATCACGAATATACGCATCCAAGTCAACACCTCTTACGTCGGCTGTACTTTGGAGACGTGAACCACGACCACCACTCACCCCCGCCTTTTTGCGCATACTGGAAATATCAGCAATAGTGTTTTTAGCCCCCAGATAGTCGGAGTAGATTTGCATTGCCTGCGCAAAGTATGAAGGTGTCTCGACGGCAGGAATACTCGCAAGAGAATTTTTAGCGTTGATAAGTGCCGCTTCTTTGTTGAGGTCAATTTCATTCATACGGGCTTCATAATTCCCATGGGCCTGAGATGCAACACGTGATTCATCAGCCCTGACAGCACGATTGATAAGCCCTGCTGTACGCCCACCACCTTGAAACTCTTCGTTGACAGCGGCCCTTACGGATGCTTCCTGTCGATGAGCATTTAGGCGTGCTTTAGTCATTGCATCAATCTGTGCCGCAAAAGCCGCCCTACGTTGTGTCTCGTAGTTTTGGAACGAGTAATTCATTGACTGAACAATTCCTCGTGCTGTTTCCTTGTTGGCTTTTTTCTGTGCCTTTATTTCCATATTACGGCCATGGGCTTTAGAGAGAGCATTCGCCGCCGCTAACCCCATGGCTACACTTGCAACACACATATGCTTACACCCCCCTTGTTTTCGTCGTATACAGACAATCCCAGTTGAGGCCAATAATAGACAATGGAACGGGCTTGTCTGATTCTACGGAGATTGTTACTGTATCATTCTTTTTATGAATCGGCACGTCAAACTGCCCTGTCTCACTCATCATCTTCCCAAGGGACGACGAAGATGTACCAAGGATTTTGCTTGTCATTGCGTATTCATAGGCTTTGCCACCAAGATAAGCAACAACAACTTTAAAATATCCTGTATGGTCGTAGTTGATGTGAAGATTCTTTAGTTGTGTACGCCCTTCAGCACGTGAGCTAATACTTCCGTCGTCTGTCCGCATTTTCAGATAGAACGTCGTAAAGACCACCTTAAAAGTGTAAGGCTCTCCGACCACTAATTTTTGACCACTATAATTACCATCAAGATAAATACATCCTGTGCTGTCTGCCTTTAACTTCTCATGCAATACCCCATCAGGTGTTACGACACACAAGGACTGTAATGGTGTTGTGTCGGAGAATTTATAAAGGTCTTTAAGATTGAATTTAGTTTGTTCGGAGATAGAATCATAAACACCATTAGCCATTATCTTTTTGTTGTCGAGATACACTCGATACACTTCATCGTCGTCAAACTCTTTGATGTTGATTGAAAAGTCCATCACTTCCATCGTGATTTGCGTACCCCTCCGCATCAACAAATACAATGAGCTACCCATAAAGCCTGCTCCGTATATCTCACCATTCAGTGTCCATTTAGACCAAGATGCTTGAATACGTTCTTCATTGGCCCAAAGATATTTGTACAAGTATATGCTGTCTGTCGCCTTATTGGTCAGACAGAACAACACATTCTCCGCTGTAGACGTGATGATATCATACACCCCTGCTTCGATGTAGTTGGGAACATGGGCCGTAATATCCTGAGCATTTTTTGGCTTGTGATACATCCTGCACGGTATAGTATTCACGGGTTGTCGAATAGTCACCATGTTCAGATGGAAAATAAAGATTCTTTCCTGCTACTTTTGGTTGACAATAAGCACTACTATTAAACTGTGTAATCTCTGTTGGGGATGCTGTTTTAGGTGTTAATGTTGAGTCCGAACGGATGATAAACTGTGTGTCATTTGAAAAGGCGTAGAGGTCTTCTGAGAATACCACCATGTAATTAATCAAATTGGCCTTTGTCGATGTAATAGGCACGTCTATGCCATCTGTATCCAGAAGATCGTTAGCTGTCGTCATCCACCAATTAAAGTATGTTCCTGACTCCGACATGACGATATTTTCACGAGAAGACACACCAAGTCTATTACGATAAAAGAAAATACTAGACAAAGTATACCCAACAAATGAAGGAGGTGGATTGCTTTCTTCGTCCCCTACTTTTCGTTCATCCCATGTCAAAGCTTTAAAAGTGAAAGTATCATCAGCGTTGTGGATGATTGCATGAGGCATTGTAGCCTTATCAAATTCAATGGGGATATTGGGTGCAGGGCACTCTTCCCATACATTAGAAGCAGAATATTTAACGTAGTAGCTCCCTGCTGATGCCCCCTCTGGGTCTCCCTTGACTTTGACACAATAATTGACAGGTGCAGACGCAGGCAACAAATTGAATCGTTGAATCGTCTTTTTGAAGTTGATTAAGGCTTGATGATTAAAACCATCCGCTGTCTGAACAAGACCGTCTTGTTTAATACGTATCCAGTTACTTGCATGGTCAGTCTGCACACCATTTTTATTAAGCTGTTCATTGATACGATCGGCAATGTAATCCGTGTCGATTTGCTTTGTTTGGTCTGCCGCGTCGCCATTAGGAGTGGTATGCGAACATTTAAGGCTTCCATCAATCCATACACGATATTGGCGTCCGTATTGCCCCTGTTTCACGACCAACATACTCCCTTGAGACGCAAAGTAGTTAGGCGACTTTTTACCTGACATACGTACAACTTTAGTATTGTTCAGTACAAAAGTGTAATCAGCAACCGTCATGACACGTAAAGTATCACGCGGTGTATTTGTTGCTAAATACTGAGCATCTTCAATATTTACCTTTTTCTCGTTACCTTTCATGTCGTAGATTTTTATAGTGTTGTTAGTAAAGACAACCATGTATTTCTGTTGTTTGTCACGATCAATAAAGTGTACAAGTGGTCTGCTTCCCTTGCCCAGATTAAGACCTGTTAAGGTCTTAACGTGTACTGTTGGTACTCGTTTTTGAAGGCCCGATACTTCTGTCGAAAACCCATTTATTTGTTCTTCGAGCTGTTCAGGATATCGCAACAAAGGCGGTTGTTGAGAAATACCTTGCACAAAGTTTTTAATATTCTGTGAGTACAGCATACTATCTCCTTTCTAGGGCACTCTGCATCCCTGTCATCTGATACATATTTGTCCCTGTATCAATACTATATTGGACGATATCAGAATAAGCCTGTGCCATTTCAGCACGCAATTCTTCGGAGATACTGTCGTCACCTAGATAACGGGACTGAAAGATAATTGCTGTTTGTGCTGTAATGTACGTCTTAAATTCATCTGGAAGGTCGTCAAAGTCAACTGCTTCTACAATGTTGACGGTAATTTCTTTATCAAATTCATAGGTGTTCTCTGAAAGGTTAAAGAGGTATTCTCCCCTTTTAACGTAGGTAAAACCATCTGTCGGTATTAATTTAATCCATGTCGGATTATACAAAATTCTTTTACTGATATTGTCGGGCAATAAGACACTACCCAACACGGTATTGAATTGCCACCCCTGTCTCTGTGTATTGCGTGATGTAGCCATCAATAGTGCTTTAGCATTATCAGCATCAATAGACTCTGAGTTAAGTGTATTCACAGGGGCTTCTCCGATACTCGCTAGAATAAGATTAATTGCGTCTAACTCTGTTGATACATATAGCATTAGCCACACCCCTTATAAACTGTGGAATAAATAGGGAGCAGAAAAACCGCTCCCCACATTCCAAAGAATAAAAACGACAACACCAATTAAGCAGGCGGATTAATAATCCCCATGAACGTAGATTCAGGACGGAGACCACCAATACCAATAGCGTACTTCGCAATAAGCTGGTCTGCCTGATATTCAGGACGACGAGCCTGTTCAAAAGCAATATCCTTCAAGGTCAAGACACCCACGGAAGATTTGTGACAAATGAGCAACGGAGACTTACTAGCATACGCAGACGGGAACGCATGTCCGCTACCCTGAATGGTGTTCGTCGGGTCGTCTCCACCCTGCGTAAGATGAGGGCACTCAATAATCTGGAAACCATCCATAGAGATGATATTGGACTGAGTAAGAGATGCCGCCGCTCCATAATTACTGTTCAAGAAATCCAAGTTAGACGCAAGAGCCGCATGAATTTCAGGTGTGACAAAGCAATAGCGATCCGTTGCAGGAACATAATTTTTAGCCATCTGGGCTTTGACGTTCAAGAGGATATCACGGACGGCCTTACCTGTTTCTTTGTTGATACCCAAGGTACTACCTGCACTAAGAGCCTGCTGAACGATTCCACCTTTGCCGAGCCCCGTAACGTTTTCGGTCGTGTTCAAGGCTTCTTTTGCTACTTCTGCAAGAATAGAGGCGTCCATAGAGATTGCAAGGGCTTCACCAAGCTGTGTCGCATAAGGACTACGGAAATCATAATGAGCGATAAATTCATCAATGTCCGCAATGACGCAATCAGCCGTGAGCAAACCATCGATAACAATGGTACGTTCGCCCTGCTGAATGTTTTCGCGCAAATCGTCGAGGCTCTTGCCTGCTTTGAGGTAGTGTGCCTTCGTGCGCCCAAAAACAGGGAACTGAGCGGATTTACCACTAGAAATGTTGCGTGTCGTAAACTTACCATTCGTGACGGATGCACGCGCAAACGCGGTCAATGTTTCACCACTAAAGATTTTAAGTGCGAGTGCAAGTTTGTCTGCGTCTGTCGTTGTTTTCGTACCAATCGCCATAGGATTAGCTACTCGAATATCTGCCATAATTAATATCATCCACCTTTCAAGTGTGTAAAAATAGGAAATTTAATATATGAAAAAAGACACACAAAAATGTGTGCCTTAAATCAACCTATAAAATTGTAATGGCCAGTACAAAAATGGCCTTAGAACAGTTTAGAATTTTTGACCTTTCGATAGACTTCACGCGTGAACTTCGCGTCTGTCTGATACCTAGGGTCTGACATATCCTTAATCATTTCTGCTGTTGTCTCATAACCAACATTATCAAATACTGGAGAGACACCACCAACAATAGAAGGACGCTGTGTACCGTAGGCACGTGCCATCTGCCCTTTAATACCTTCAATGGCCAGACGAATCTGGGTGAGATTTTCAGTATCTAAAGTGGCATTAAAAGCACTAATGACATCGGGAGACTGCGCACCAATAAACTGTTGGATACGCGCAAACTCTTCCTGTCCCCCAGAAATGGCATATACGTCATTGACGAATCTTGTCGACGCGGCTTCCCATCCTGCTAAGACACCATCGACAACGGCTTTTGGATACCCTGCCTGTTCAAGAATGCCATAGGATTCAGGCGACAAAGAGCCGTTATTCAGATACTCGTTTTCGAGACCCACAAAATCAATCCCCTTGTTCGCAAGGTCTTGCTCTGCACTATTCAGCGCATTATGAGCATTGGCCATCTGCTGTTCAGACGACTGTTCAGCTTTAGGGCTGTCGCTTTCTTCGGTCTTCTGTTCGGTGTTGTCGATCTCTATGGCCTGTTCAGCACTATTAGAACCTTCATTGGCTACTTCGTCCAATACGTTACTTACATCTTCCGCGGACGATTTAACGCTTAACTGCTGATTAGACGTATTCGTCGACACAACGACATTATCTTCGTTTGTGATTGCTACGTCCGTGTTGATTACATTGTTTTCATCCATGTTGTTTTTCACCTCGTATTATTGTTAACTACTGTTGTTTGTTGTCTTGTACCATCCCCTGTGCTAGAGGACTGGCCATTTGTTGTGCCATCTGCATCTGAAGGGCTTGTTCCTGCATTGCTTGATATTCTTCGTCACTCATAACGAGTGAGTCAGCATCAACACCAAGGGCCGTACCAATCTGTGTAAGGACTTCACCAGTCTTTAACCTTTGTTGGAAATTCGGAACGATAGCACTCGTTTGTAAGAACTGTTCAATTTTCGTTAAGTCATGCCCACGTCCCAGTGCTTCCATACCCGTTACAATGTGTGTCTGTACACCTTCGTCCCCTTGAGGGATATCAGGTAATGCACCAATCGACATGAGCTGTGCCATAATGCAACTTACAAGCGGCAACTGCAATTCAAGCGACAACAACGAATAAATATTGCCGACACTATCTTCAAGCTCATTCGCTACGTATCGAATCTCTTCTGCCGTTACACGTTCAGCATTACGCTGTACGGAGCTATTAAGCAGGAAGGCGAATGACAAGTTACTTTGCAATTCCTGCTTATGCTGATACGCCACTTGCAAATCATTGACTTTGTTGAGCTGAAAGGCAACCATGTCCCCCTCGCGCCCTTTAACAAAATCCCCAGACTGTGCATTCTGTAGTTTGTCGGGTCTGAGTGTCGACGCAGGATTCACAAGGAACAATGCGAATGCCGACAACGTAGCCATTTCAGCAATCGACTTACAAATGGAATTAAGAGACTTTAGGTCTCCATAGTACTCATCGACATATGAGCGACCATAAGACTCACCATCCATCTTTCGGAGACGCAAAGGTATCCAAGGTACTTTGTCCTTTGGAAATTGCTGTTCACTGCCACTGATAATCTTCCCATCGACCTCTTGATACATGTAGTATGTTTCAGGGTCTTGAAGATACACATGGGTGTACAGCTCAATATTTTTGTCAGGCGACACATCATCCCCCTCGACACACGACTGTGCTTCAGGCGGTAACGCGGCATAACTAATACTGTCTTTGGCTATAAGCTCAATCCAGTTACCAGTACCATCACGAACAATGACATAGTTGTTCAGACGATATAATTTAATACCACCTGTCTGAGGGGGCAGGTACAACAAGCAATTACCTGCGACAATAAGCTGTAATACACCCTCGCTGATTGTGATACGACAACGATTAGCTTCCATGTAATCCATGAGCTGTCGTTCAATAGCCCCCATCAGTTTGTCCATCTTTGTCATTGCAGAACTGCCACTGTTTTGTGCTACCTGCTGTTTCGCAATGTCACCTAACTCCAATTTGAAAAAAGGCTCATTAGGCGGAAAAAGAGCCAACATTATCTTAGATGAGATATTGTTGACTCCTCGCGCCCCTATCGACTGATAAGGTGTTTCGTATTCTGTTGTCGATGTAGCGTTTTCATCAGGAAACAACATCGGGATCGTGAGCTTTGCATTTTTGATTGCTCTGTCTACGTATATTTTTCTGTCAGATGCTAATTTATCGTAGTGAGACTTCGCAGAATTCTCTTTATAAAATGCATCTGTGTTAACGCCGCTCATAAGTTAATCCCCGTACCACCACTGCCTGTACCACTAGAAGATACATACAGACTATTTTTGCCACGTTTCTTTTTGACGTTCCTCGCTGTAGAAACGTCATATTCGACACGTTCTGCAACTGTTGGTGCAGGAGCCGCCATCCCCCCTGATGTCTGCACCGTTTCAGCCCGTTCCCCTACGGGAGAAGAACCATTATTCCTATTTCTTTGACCTCTTTTCAGCAAAATTTTAGCCGAAGAAGGTAAATAGCCAAACCATCCACCACTCGCCATTTTATAATTCACTCCTTCCTGTATAATCTTTACGCTCCGTTCCATGCTGACTCACGTATAGACTCATTAAACCTCGTTTCTTTCGTTTCTTAGCCTCGTATTCCGTGTCACTCCCCATTACAGGTGCGTCAGGTGGTGCAGACTGTGTACTAGACACAATATCAGACGCACGCATTTGTTGTACCTGCTGTACCTGAGGGGGCGTGTAACTTTTACTCCCCCAATTAAAGAGACCAGACACAACCTTTCCAATCCATCCACCACTTGCCATCTAATCCCTCCTTTCTGCAAGATTGCGAAGATACGATATTACCTCGACAATCCCATTCATATAACCCACTAAATAATCAGAAGATTCAGGGTCTATCGAACAGAAAAATTCAGGCGTATAGATTGCCTCTAGGTACTGAGGTACTTCTAAAGGCACAAATGGTAACTCATCATGCATCAATGTTGTTCCACCTCTTTCAAGTAAGATTCACCATAGACAGTAAAACCATGTTTCTTGTACATATTCTGAATAAGAGTAGAATCTTGAATCATACTGCTCCCAGAACAAATCAAGACACAATTATTCCGATACGCTATCTCTTCCATAACGTCGATTGCAAACGCACCAAATCCATTAGGCGCACTCTCCAAAGACACAAGAAGGTTTTCAATCAATACGTCTCCTTCAATCCACCATAATTCAGTAATGGAGCAAGACAGCACACCTGCAAGCTTGTGTGTCGTAGTATCTCTATAGACCTCTAATTCTCCGTTAAACCACATGTTCAAGAGAATTTCAGTAAGTTCTTCTTTGCTCTTATGGTGCTTAAAGAGCGGAGATGCTCTATACTCTGTCAAATCAGCAATCTTGTTCACGATATTTTGAAAGTCCTGCATCGTTAAATCTTTTGTTTCTTCAAACTTTCTGGCGTCCATAACTTTATTGTCCCCTTTTCAAAATCGTAATCTCCATCTTGCAAAATATGAGCAACACGGGCCATTAATAATGCATCTTCTTCTGTTTGTCCTGCTTTTTTAAAGCATTCGACAACTGCTCCCCATGTCGGATTATCATTCAAAATACGTTCAGCTTTTACCTTGCCAACCTTTGGACATCCACTATAATTGTCTGCTGTGTCTCCGATTAATGTTTGGAACAATAGGTTATACTGTGCTTCTTCATCCGACACAACCGACAAGGTATCATCCAAGAAGTTATAAAACTTCGTCGGGATTGTCTTCATATCCTTATCGGCTGAAATGATTATGTTGTTGCCTTTATAATTACCTGTAGCAATGAGCCCAATCACATCATCAGCCTCTAGGTTTTCAATCCAAGCACTTACCCAGTTTTCAATAACCCATTGCTTCAGGGCCGCGTAGGCAAGGGGCTTACGTTTACCAACACGATTCAGTTTGTATGTTGGCAAGAGGCCCTTTCGGAAATTGTTGTTGTCATCCGAAAAAGCATATATTACATTTACCTCTCCAGAATATTTATCTAGCGTCAAAGCCCTCTGGATGTAATAATCCATCTGGGACTGAAGATGCTCCAAGGCTTCGTTAAAATCGGTATGGAGTGTCCACAAATCATCACCCCAATCGATTTCACGCTCACAAGACGCACACGAACGATACACCATCATATCAGCATCGACCAAAATTGTAATGGCCGATACAATTTTCTTAGACCTCTTTTGTGTCATCCTTACTCCCTTCTTTCGGTACATACAGACCACAACGACAAGTGTTATATTCTCGCATGTATCGACAAGGGCAAATAGTGTCTTTGGTCTGCACAGGTTGACACGGGCAATACCCACTATTCATCAATAGGCGCATTGTGATTGTGTCGTACACGGTATTGTTTTTAGTTACCACCATGTTTCTTTCTTTCAGAAAATCACTAGCATCATAATACAGCGTAAATTTTGTTGTATCTTCCATTACACTACCCCCAATTCTTTTGCATACGGGAGACTTTCAATCCAATCACACACTGCGTGCCATTCAGGGAGACGATGTGCCTTACGTTGCGCATAAATCGTCTTGAGTTGCAGGTAATTCGTTGTGATACGTGCTGTCAGTAAAAGGCCACTGGGATAACTGTAAATCATCCGTAACCACTTTTCTTCACTGGGTGCTTTGTTATAATCTTCTACAAGCTGTAAAAATCGCTGTCCAATTACACAATCTGTAGGGCCGACAAAATGCACATCCATACAAGGGAGCATATGCATCGTCGACATGCTAGACACAATATCAATAAAGTGATACCGCTGTAATTCAGGCCACGCCTTTTCAGACAAGGTAAGGTCACACTGAACAACAATGCCCTTTAGATAGCAATCATGCCCAGAACCAATCTTAGCGCCGCCAAGCTTCTTAGCTCTTTTTCTGTCGGCGGGTGTAATCTTGTCCTTTGCAGGATTGATACAGTCGGTCACGGGATACCCAGACGCAATAACAGACGCTTTGAGTCCGTATACACGTGTGTTATCCACGATTTTATAGTCAAGCTTTTTCATACTTCTTATTTCTCCTTGTGCTACGCATAAATTCCTTTTGGGTCTTTTCGTCGTTAGGGTATGTTACATTTCCGCATGTGCAGGAAATAGCCATAACGTTTTTAGCTACCCCTGTAACTAGAGTCTTACCACACTTAGAACACCGCATACGTTTACCATACATAATAACAACAACTCCAATCAAAATGTTTTAATGACATTCAAACCAGTTATGCCCAATGATACCTTCCGTATCTAATTGAACACGAAAACCGAAAAATTCTTGTGTGTCTCGCATAGCCTGTTGAGCTTCTTCGCACACAATCTTTGCAATCTCTTCCGTCCGACAAGCAATCTGCTGTTCGTCATGTACCCACGCCATGAGTGCAAAATCTCCGTCCCATCCATGCTTCAAGCCGCGTTCAAGTAATCGTTCTTCAGTACGCACAATCCACTTTTTGCAAATTAATGCCCCTGCTGATTGCAAGAGAAGATTCAGGGCACTATGAGGGCTTCGTACATATAATTTGCGACGATCGAGACCGTACAGAAAATGACGTTTCCATGTAATACGCGGTTTTCTCCCACGAGTACTTTTGTAGTCAATGGGATAGACAAGGGCTTCTTCTACGGCCTGTCGTAACTTTGCGATTGCAGGAATTGCTTTGTTGAATTTTCTCTTTATTGCTTTTCCTTGTCCTGCACTTCCACCAATGATTTTGCCAATTTTAGCGTCTCCCGCACCATACAAATAAGCATAAATGCTAATATGTTCCCTTGTGTTCGTTAGGCACAAGGCGTTCTCTAGGAACTGCTATACGTTACCGTATAGATCAGACTATATCTTCACCTTAAAGGTGTTCGCCGCTTCCACTCACTTGAGTGTACTTCCTTTCGGAATAGTCGTTACACTTTGTAAGTAGTGAAAAGCCTTCGAGACCAATGAAGAATCATCCTTCAAAAGACCCAAAGCTCTATTACAGTTATGACAAAGAAGACCGCGAACTTTTCCTGTTTCATGACTGTGGTCAACAACTAAACAACCTGTATGATTGACTCCCATTGCAAAATTTTCTTCACCACAAATAGCACAAACAAAATTTTGTTTTTCTGCGAGGTCTAAATATTCCTCTAATGTGATATGGTATGTACGCCTATAATAAGCATCTGCAACACCATAGTTTTTACAGCCATCAGAACAATATAATTCCGAAGGTGCATTAGGGCTGAATAGTATTCCACAATGTTTGCACTTCTTTTCTGTAAAATACCCTTGTGGATATTTTGACGCCATAGCGGTCTGTTCCCGTTTTGGCTTATTCCAGTCACGCAACAATTTTTGTAAGTATTCTTCTTTTGTCATTTTCACCTCTTACCTTAGCACGGTATTTTCCCATAGGGACGTTCACCGTTTTCAACGAATTTATAGACGCCCATTTTGCTAAACGTCTTTGCTTGATTTCTTGTCGGTAATCCTGCCGCCTCTTGATTCATGGTGTGAATATCACCATTAAGAATCGTATGGGCATATTTACCGTCGTCATATTTGTGCATGAAATGAGCAAGACAACGTAACTCAAGACCACAAGCATCAATGCCAGCCTGCCACCAGCCTTCAGGGACGCAAAACAATTCACGGCACTCTTTACCATATGGACTGCCAACATGAGGGACTTGAGCCACATTAGGCCGTGAATGAGTAGCACGACCACTGACAGCCCCGTTCGGAATAATAGAACCATGGATATTACCATCAGCACCAATCATCGACAGCCAAGCATTTTGCCCGTCTGCCAACTGTCCCAAACGCTTTTTAAGCATCAGGGATTCTTCAAGTATCGACACAACCTTTCGTACCTTTTCAGATGCATCTGTATCATCCTTCATGTACTTGAGTGTACTTTCATCAATTTTCAGCCGATAAGAATCAAGCTCATCAAGGTCTGCATCGTCGGGATTCTCTACGTCGTAACAATCAATGTTTCGCGGACTGTAACCGTAGTGTTTTCGGAGCAACCATTCAATCTGCTGTCTGCTGTTAGGATTAAAGTCTTTGTACTTCTGAACAGGAACGCCTGCTTTATACCCTAACCTTTTGTTGTCTCTCTTTGGTACAAAAATCTTATCAGGAATGCGAGGGACTATCTTGACAAGCTCTGCTGTTAAGACGCCTGCACGCCCTCTAAGAGTCGCTTCAAGCTCAATAGCTTTATCACGATCAAATGGAAAACCATTTTTCTCCATCTTCGACATGAGCCAAGCAACGTCATGTTCGAGGTCAAAGGCTTTTGGGGACTCTGTTGAGGGGAAAGAAAGATGTTGTAGCAATTTGTCAGTAACTATCACGTCCTGTTTGTTGTACTCTAACATTTCAGGCGTATAACATGCCCATGCATCTTCCTGCTCACCATAAGTACCTTTTAAGACACCCAGACGATAGCCCCATGCTTTGAGACTGTGAGATTTAAAAAGCTTTGAAGGGAGCTTTTTACGCCGTAAGAGCTTTGCGTCGGTATCTTCGATATTAGAGTAGACAAGACGTGATAGAACAAGAGTATCCACCACCTTCTTTTCAAGGTCAGGCGTGATAATAAAAAAGGACGGAAAGAGTTTAGCTAGTACAGGAATATCATAGTTAATGACATTGTGTCCGCACAAAGTAGCCCCTTCCGTCCATGCTTTGTATAAAGCTTTTACACCTGCTTCTGCGTGCTTTTCATCATACTGCGTTATTTCACGTGTGTATGTATTGAGTATTGTAAGACACCAAAGACGACTCACATCTTGATACAATCCGTTTGTCTCAATATCGAAGATTAACAACATAAAAAGCTCTCCCTTCTATTCTGCTTCTTTTAACAACAACAATAACTCCTCTGATTTTTCACGCTCCACCTTTGCTTGTGCTTCAAGGTCAAAGGCACGCTGTAAGTGGTAGTCACTCAACTTATTAATGCGTCGGTCTCTAAGTCCGACACATATTTCAGCCCCACGGATGCAGATGCACCCAAGTGTATTGTAGAAATTGATGATTTTCAAATTATCACCTACTTTTCATGAATATGATAGAAACGTTTATTGGCTTCTTGTTGTCTAGCTTCACTGAAATTACTAATGCGTTTGAGATACCCAATGACGCGAGTGCCATAATCAACATCAGTACTTCCACACTCTTTACAATGGTCGCGTGTGTCTGTATTGATGTAACCACAAGTATTACAAATGGTACACAAGACGTTAGTCGTCCAATAAGGGACGCCATATTTTGCACACAACTCATACAAGTGTTCATATTGTTCGAACGACAACACCTGTTCAAGATTGAGATGCAAAGCACTGCCACCATCAAGGTACTGTGTAATATCATGCGCATACAATTTCAGTTTGTCGATAACTGTAATGTCAGTATCTTCTACCGCGTAGAAATAACTATTGTAGCAATCACGCGGTACATATAATCCTGCTTCTTTATCCCATTTTGCGTTCTTGACACCCAGATTTTCAGCAGGCACAAATTCAGTGTTGAAACGCACTCCGTACTTAGACAGTGCCTCTTTATTGTGCTTCGTCAGTTTTTTAAACAAGTCTTTAAGGTATACGTGATAAAAGTCTTTATTAGTGTACTTTTCTTTGCTAAGGTACTCAAAAGACTCAAGCACGCCATTAACACCCACGGTCAAAAACTGCTTATCAAGACTCATGAATCCCTGTGAATAGGCAGGCAATAAACCTGCGTCGATGTAATCCTTAATGACTGCTCTATGAGCCATAAGGTACTTATGCACACGATCGATAAGACCTTCAATCTCTACACATGTCTGTACTGCACGATTGACATTAATTGTAATGACTCGTGCAGACCCAGTTACGACGCCACCTGCCCCCAAGGTGTAACTGAACGTGTTGTCGGCTAATTCATTTCTAAGGCGACAACAAGACGCCAGACTATCTACCCTGTTAGACATATAAACAAAGAAAGAAAGACCATGCGATTGCTGATAGACACAACTAAGCATAAATTCTCTGTCTACAAAGTCACCTTTGCCGTCTGTCAGTAAAGCCGCTGTTACGACGGGAAAAGTTAATAGTTCTTTTTCGCGCTCAAATCTAAACCAACTCAAAAAGAATTTCTGAAGGCTCATGGTACTTTCAACGTCTACCTGTGTACCATCAGGATAATAAAAGCCTCCAAACATTTCTTCAAGGTACGGACGATCAAACACCGATACATTCCAAAATACACTTTGGTCTCCTCTAGCACTGGCAGGCTGATTCAAAGCGTAGACAACCCCCTGTAATTCCTGTGCTACTTCACGCCCATGATTTTTCAGATAGTCACTGCCCCATTGTTTTCGGGAAAAATAATCAAACATATGCAAAAATTCAACGGTAGCAATAGCACCACTGAAATTACTGGCAATCTGATACACAAGATTGACGAACGACCCGCAAAAGGACTGCAAGTTATTTGGTGCTTTAGAGACACCACCAAGGCATTTAGTACCCTCTAACAAAAAAGGATACAATGTGATACTGGCACAATACGGTTTTAACGATGTTTCATCATGAGTGTAGATTACATGATTATGTAAATCTTCCATGTAAGCTTTGGCCATGTCTTCACCATACATTTCTGTCAACTTGTCAGACACCAACGCACGATTAAGATGTATCGTATCAGGCTTGAAGAGTTCGGCTTCAAGGCCTGCGATTGTCTTTTGAGTGACGTTACTATTCGCGTCTACTTTAGACGCTGTTGCCGCATTCGCCGCGGCCTTGTAAGACTCAATAAATTTTAATTTTTCATCAACTAAACAAGACACTACTTCACCCTCTTCCAAAACTTATGTGTTTGATCGTCCCAAATAGTTGTAATTTTTTGGACGTATCCTTCTTTATCGACTTGCACCTTTTGTTCTCTTTTTAAAAATCTCTGATTTGTACGTGTACTATCAAGACCCCCTAAGGCTTCGATGTACTGTCCTGTCTTTAACCATGTACAGCCCCCTAAAGTAGCAATTCTTTTGTCTTCTTCTTCATCATCACTGCCACTATAAAGGCAAGTAGGCGCAATACTAGACAACTCTTTCAAAAATTCTAACAAATCGTATTTATCGAACTGACGTGACGTTGTACCCCCTAAAACAACAATAGCATTCGCGCCCCCAATAACAGCTTTTGTCGCTCCAAGAACAACTTCTGCAATAGTGGGCATGTTGGGAATATCTTGTTGTAATTCAGGACTATGACAATTTGCACAATGCATAAAGCATCCGCCAAGCTCAATGTAATACGCCATTTTTTCAGGAACTTCGTTAAATGTTATTCCTGTGCTTACCAACGGAACTAAAACTGTTGACATTCTTCATCTGCCTCGCTTTCTCCACACAATCTATGCTTCTGTGCGTCCCAAAATAAATAACCCGCTAAGCCAGTTGAGCCAGCATAGCGGTTTTTAAGGACGCGGATTTTTATTTGATTTCTCTCTTCTTCATTTTCTGCCTGCTGATTTCGTTCAAGTGCAAGAACAGTGTCAGGCAACTGTTTGAGCGTCCCACTGCCACGAAGGTCATCAAGAGATATCGTTCCACCTTCTTCAAAGCTTTTGTCGTTGTTGGTCTTTTTCAAGTGACTAATAACAATCATCCCGACGCCTGTTTCTTCGACAAGGGAACGTAACTGCGTCATAAGTTTGTCGATTGTTTTTCGTTCGTCATAACCTTCGTCCATGCCACTTACTGCAATAGACACATGGTCAAAGATTATAAAGTCGCATTGTTCGGCAACTGCCAAGTATCTTATGCGTGCTAAGAGATTGTTACTCTCAATCGACCCAAAGTGGTCATAAAGGACAAAGCGCCCATCACCGAACAACTCATCATAAGCAGGCTTCAGGGACGCACGATCAATGAGACCCCATTGCATCGACAAGGGCTTTGAAACATGAATAGACAGCAACTCCCGTACTGTCTTTTTCGGATTCTCTTCAAGGAATACAAGACCCATCTTCATCTTGTCGTGTGTCTTTAACTTATATGCAATCTCCCGCGCCGCTGTCGATTTGCCAATTCCTGTACCTGCTGTAAGCATCACAAGCTCACCCTTCCGTAAACCGCGTGTAAGCTTATTGAGTCCTTCACACCATGGGTACTCATAGGACTTTGCTTCTGTCTCGTCCTCGAAAAATTCCTCGCGGATATCAGCGGCATTAACAATCCCGTCAGGCCGATACTCTTTTGCGTCGTAGATAGCCCTTAGAATTGCTTCACCCTTACCTGCCAGAAGACACTCATTCGGGTCTTTAAGGGGCAATTCAGCAATCTTGAGTTTATGAGGCGACAAGAGACCTTGAACGTCTGTACAAGCCTTCCTACCTTGTTTGTCCATGTCGAACATGACAATCACTTCATCGAATCCCTCTAACCATTCAAGATTCTCCGTGAATACCCTTTTTGCCGACCCACAACCATGAGGCAACGACACAACTGGCCATTTATTGCCGCCCATCTGCGACACTGTAAGACAATCAATCTCACCTTCTGTGATTACTAACTTCTTCCCCTTTGTAAAAAGGTTCTGTCCCCAAAAACGATTAGCCGCCTTACCATTTACAGAAAATTTTTTATCTCGCGTCCGTAATTTCTGGAAAAGTGTCTCACCATTATCGTCCAGATATTCAGCTACCTGCACCGTTCCAAAATTTGACGTGCTGACAAAATAGTTATATCGTTCGCATGTTGCCGCGGTTATCCCTCGCGCCTTGAGATTGCGTATCTCCATTTCAGCACGAGGGATAATGCCCTTCTGCCTCTTGTGCTTCTTTGTCTCCGTAGCTCCTGTACCTGTGTCGGTACGTTGGCACGAAAAACAATAAGTATGTCCGTCGTCATATAGAGCCGCCGCGTCATGACTGCCACAATGGGGACAAGGGATATGAGCTTTAACGATTTCAGACATATCAATCATCCCCAAAGCATACTTCTAGTTTTAACTCCTCTTTTAAATCATCAAGTGCTTTGTGCTGTGCGTCCGACATTTTCTTTTCAGACGCACCCACCATCAACACATATACTGAGTCACGCACATGGGCCAGTCTGTAATCAGCATAAGCAAGAAAGGGAATACCCTTTTTTACTTCCCCGTCAGGCAAGACAATCAAGTGATATCCAATATTGAACAAACCATTCTTGCGTTGCTCTACATAAATCTCTCTCGTTGTCTTTTCTTCAGGCTCAAAAATAACTCTTACCATGTTCGTAACCTCTCTTTCTTTGTACTTCAATTCCATAATCCTCACCCCTATTTCTTTTTGGGGATGAGACCTCGCGTATTTTTCTTTTCTTCCCTAAACCATGCATCAGGAATCATGCGCGTCGACCACAAAAAACCGTGTTTGTCCGCCCAATCTCCATACGTGGTTTTGCTCTTTTTGTAGAGTTTTAAGCGCGGATTTTGAAAGACAAACCGAATATCTAAATTCGGGTATTGCTCCCGAATCAGTAAATGCTTCTGTCTGTCTTCACGATCAAACAAGCCTTTAGCCTCTATAATAATGCCATTAGACAGAACAAAGTCAGGCGTATACTTATGTTCCGTAGCGGGACGTGTATACGTGATTGTGTATTGTTCATACTCTTCATTGTTCTTTAGCGACCGTAACTGTGCGCTGATTGTGTCCTCAAAATGGCTTCTTTTTTTAGGCGGCTTGTACGAATACATACCACCATTACAATAATTTTTCAGGTCTCATCACCACTCTTTAAAAATCTTCACCGTCGTCACCGTCCGTGAAGGGCACGTCGACGTTTTCAACCTCTTCATCCTCTGCTACAAACGCGGTAGAATAAAAAGCGTTCTTCTCCTGTGCAAACCCGAAGGATTCAGCACTAGCATCACCATACGGGATGTATTTAATAAGCTGTACAGCATCCAGACGGAACGACACCCCAAAGTTTTTAGACGTATTATAGTAGGGGTAGAATTGATATGCGATAGCTACAATGCTATCATTCCCAATGCTCCCCTTGATTTTCCGCGATACAGGCTTACCATTCCCATCAAAGACAGGAACAACTTTGTCGTATTCCTTCCCTGTCTTTGTCTTGACGTGTGCTGTACTTACAAACTTAATAGTTGCATTCCCATCATCGTCTTCTTTATAAGACCCAAGGTTAGGCTCTCCCTGCAAACGTTTTCCTTTTAACTTTTCAGCAAACTCTTCCCAAACCGTCTTAGCTTCGGCAAGAATGTTTTGCATGTCCTCGACACTAGGTTGTAAGGTAATCGTGTGCTTATTCGTATCCACACCGTTGAACTCTTCAGTTGCATCCAAATGGCACCACATAGCACTGCCTTTAATTACTCCATCACTCATGTTTATCTCGCTCCTTTTAATAACCCATTTCTAATCGATACAAGATAGCTCGACCGTCTGCGTCATCCATGAGCAGGGACGCGATCGAGCTACGAATTTCTACCTCTAATTTGTTGTGGTTAAGACTAGCGTACCCTGCGATAATCCCCAAAGCCTGCAATGTCTCTACATCATACTTACCATCAACCATAAATTTCATGAGTTTATTCGCCAATCGAATATTCTTGCTCATCTTTCATAACTCCCTTCAAAATTGTATTGGCCATTACAAAATTGGCTGGCCCTGTTTAACCTTTTCAAGCCAGTCTTCATACACTTTTATCTTGTCCATATCGGACGCGGCATCCCCATCGGCACCCTTGAGCCCCAGACGAAGGCGATACTTCAGGATATTGCCCTTTAGATACCCGACAAGCTCTTCACGTGTGAAGAAGACTTGCATGACCCGTATCGGCTCTATCACTGCTTTTTTGTAATGATCGTCATGCCTGTCCAGTGCTTCCAAATCCATCATGTTCCCCTTCCTTCGTTGCTTCCTCTACTTCTTCCAATGTCGTCGGAACGTTCTTAATGAGAAGCATTTGCGCAATACGTTCACCCTTACTGATTGTATGGGCCGACACACCAATATTTTCGACAAGTAGCATGACTTCTTTGGTGTAGTCGCTGTCAATAATTCCCGTGCCGTTCGCAAGTCTTAATTTAGTTTTGAGTCCTGTCGACGACCGAAGATAAATCTGAACATGATAGCCAGACGGAATATATAACGCAATGCCTGTCGGAATCATGTAGGCTTTGTCTTGCCCCCTTTGAGGGTAGATACGCACCGTATCGTTCGCATAAAGGTCAAAGCAAGCCGCTTCATCCGTTGCGCGATATGGGGGCTTTGCGTCCGCTGTGAGACGCTTGAATTGTAAGACAGTCTTTGGTGGTGTTGCTGATTTTCGTACCATGTTTGTTTTCTCCTTTTCGGTTTATTTCTTCGGATAGTGGCACAATTAATTTTTACCGACACAAAGAAAAGAAAGACAAAGAGAATAATAAAGACAACAAAAAGACAAACATAAAGATATCTTAAAGATATTCTTATTAGTTATCTTTAATAAACAACAATAACAATAAGAAAAGACCTATAAGATTCTTTAAGAGTATTTATATTACTACTAGAATCTTATAGTTCTTCTCTCTTCTTTCTTCGGATAGTGGCACAATTACATTTGTTGTAATAATTATGCAAAACAATATTTACTATTTACCACTTCGTCCAGATTTAAATTTCCTTTTGTTGGTGGTGTTGGTGTCTTCTTGTTTGTTGGAAGAAGGTACTCAACATCTTGCAACCATTCTTCAAGATAATTATGGTCTTTGTACATCTTCACCAACTCTGTACGGATAGATGTAAATAAGTCCCCTGCATGTGCTAAATCACTACCAAAAGAATCGTGAATCATAAAGAAATTCTTATTCCCTTTTTCTGCTTGATTCATAATCACCCGTTGCATATGACTTGCATCAAGACTATGAATAAAGTTTGGTGCAATCCCTTGTGCCTGCTTTTGTGGGTCTATGTCTGTTGATTCTCTGGGGATATACAGACGGATATAACCACCATTAAAACGCATACGACACATTTCAGTATTGGAACGGAATTTGTTTTGTTGAATTGGGAGGCCGTTTGGACTGACCCACGCAACCGCTTCCCCATGCTTACCTATCATGCTTGCAATCTTTTTGAGCCATTCCATCCCTTCAACGGCCTTGACAACCGTTGTCGTGACTGCATCCCAGATTAGTTTTGCCATATAGTTAGCGGCTTGAGAACGACTAAGGAAGATTGGATTCTCTTTGTTTGTGCTGACCCAAGGTTTGATAATGTCTTCTTTAAGGTTTTCGGAGAATCCATATTGCCGCGATCCATACGCAAGAGTCATGACAGAACGCTTGCATACTTTACGCTTGATACCATCACTCCCGAATTTTGCACTTGCGTATGCCAGCCATTCCATTGCAAGCTCTTTAGTGCCATAGGTAATGCACTTATTGCCATTGCTGTCAAGTACTTCTTCACCTGTTTTTTTGTCGGTTTTATACGTGTCTTCCGTGCCCGACACTGCATCATGGTGTAAGACAACATTTACCTTGTCTGCGACAACTTGATAGATGTCGTGAACAACTTCGTCAGGTACAAGATTGACGTTGTTGCCGCCTACTTCATCAGCCAAGAGCATTGAAAAGTGTTGGAGACCCGAACAAGTACCGTCAAATGAAATAGGAAGGCCTGTCTTGAATCCGACTGCCGAACCACCATGAGCGACTTGATATTCACGGAGCTTCTGAAATTCAAAGCAGAACGACAAGAAAAGCATGGGACTTTCATCACCTGCGATTTCGTCCCACCATGTATAGGTGAGTGGGTCTTTCGCACTCTGTAAGATTTGTTCTTCATGGTCTAATACCCACGTTTCCCGTTCCGAGAATGGGATTTTGTCGAGACCTGCAAAACCTGCACCTGCAATATACAGCCACTTCAGGTCTTCATCGCTTGCAAGTGGTGTCGGGTCTGCAAATAACAATAACGCCTTCTGGGCGTCGTCGCCTTGTGGATTCAGGGAGGGGCACATCGGATAGATTCTGCCGCGGTAATCAAGATTCCATGGGAAGTATATACGTTCATAGACGCTATACTTTTTGGCCGTGCCTAGTGTGCTATTGGTTCTAAGCACTTTGGATATTCTTGCGCGTTCGTCCTTGTAATGAGCGACAAGGCGTTTTTTATGAGCCTTTAGTTCCTCTTCCGTCGGATCAACCAAGAGTGGTACTTTTGGCGTCTCGTCCGTTCTAGGGAGTCCGCCAAGGCCCCCGTGATTTTCCATAATGGCAATCATGGTGTTCAAGATTTTGTCGTTGATTATGAATGGTGTTTCCTGTAAGGCGTTGACACAATCAAACAACCACGACAAATCAAGTTGTTCAAGTTTTTGAAGATAATGACGCATGAAAACATTCTTCTGCTTGAAATTCACACGGATGAATTGCGAGAACGGAGCATTCGCGCCGTAATAACCGCCTTCAAAAACGCTAGTCCAAGGTTTGGGGGGCACGACACAAGGATTAAATTTATAGTTATTAAAGGCCATTATGTCGATGCTCTTTGACCATGCTTCTAAAAGCCAATCAGCGGCCCTGAGCGTCTTTTTTTGTTTGAGCGAACCTTTACGATATTCACTTACAATATAATATTCAAAGTAGCCACTTCCCTTAATGATAGCGTCGACAAGTACAACCACTAATTTATGCATATTTACTTTATCGTACTCTGTAGGCGTGAATTTCATATCCTTATAGGCCTTATGGGCATATTGGATTTTGTAGTTGTCCTGTACTCGTTGTTTGAGTCCTTCTTCAAAAAAAGCGGCGTCATTGCGTGTGGCATTTTGTGTGTATTCGTGCCCTTTAAATTCTTCGATAAGGTCTTGAACAAGACTGTTTACAAGAGCGTCAAAGACAAGATGTGTGTCGCCTTCACAGTGCAATGTAGCACCGATAAGCTTATTCAAGAGTGTTACGACACACGTTTTTACAAGCATTTCTTCCTGCCCTGCATACAAGTCTTGTAACTGATTAACAACACCTTGATATGCAGGTACGACTCCACGTTTTGTCGATGGGTACAAGACAGCACGCACATTATCGGAGCACTCCGTAAACACATGTTCCATGAGCTTTCCGCCAACTTTCGTACTTCCCGCCCTGTTTTCAGTAGCGGCTTGCTCGTATGTTTTTCGTAGTACATGCTCTGCTAGTTTTTTGTACTCTTTTTCAAGTGCTAATTGTTCCTGCATTGTTCCTTTAATTTTTGTCATGATTGCGTCCCTTCCTTTCGAGTAGTGGCACAATTAATTTGTGATGCTTACATCGTTGTTATTACCGATGTAAGTTTTGATAATTTATAGAACGTATGTTCGATTTTATGATTAAAATTTTAGCGTGCCTGCCTTCTGAGCGAGACACGCTTTTTACAATCGAACATAAGTTCGCAATTCTATATTACCGAACGTTAGTTCTATATTCAAATATCTTTTCTTTCTCTTTTTGTACTGGCCATTACAATTTTCTATTTGCTTTTGGCCATTGTTATGATTTTGCTGATTGTCTGCACCTGTAGATTTTCACGACGACAATCAAGCCTATCCCCGTTCAAGAACGTTATTGCCGCTCTTTGTTCCTTAGTATCTTCAGGTGTTAAGCCAAGAACATCATAGGCAAGCCAAACTCTTTTACCGCCTTGTTTACGGCAGGCATAAGACAAATGAGGTGCTTTGGACTCGACGACAAAATAACGTTTGTTTGCTAATCGTACAGCATCAACATCATCTACAATCGCGCTGTACCCTTTAGTTAACGGTATTAATTTCATAAGGCGTTCCTTCCCTTTCTTCGTCTGGATCAGACACACAAGGCACTAACTGATACCCTGCGTGTCTGCATCCATGCCGTCATTATTCTGTAATTTCTTGATATCTGCTATTCCTGTAAAAATCACTCTGGCTTATGGCTACCGTGTCGCCACTTTCTGCGTCAAAGGCGATTACAAAATTCTTGCCTTTTGCACGCTCTACATCTCGCCTTGTAACATCCGTAGCGACGTATTTACCGTCTTCCCATTCACTGGCTAGTACCCAACTGTCACGTTCTGCTTTTGAGTCAAACACGTAGAAAATATAGTATTCCTGCTTGTAGTCGTACTCAATTCCTAAAAAGTTATAAGCGGCATAATATCTTCTCTGTTTCATGGTCGTCCCGTCCTTTCTGGCCTTCCGACACACAAGACAGTTTGCGTATCTTGCGTGTCGTTTTTGTACTGGCCAATACAATAATTGTTATTTAAGATTTACCTGCATTTCTTCTTGACAATCACCGCATAAGATGTGCAGGCCTTCCTTGCCTTTTACTGTCGCGTCGCAAATAGGGCATGTATATGTGACACGTTTAACCTGCTTTCTTACAATCTTCTTTTTGTCGCCTTGTAATTTGAACAAGGTCTTGTACGGAATAAAAAGGTCTTCTGGCATTTCTTCAAAAGCCTTTTCAAACACGCCACCTGCTTGAATGTAGTGGCTCATACGCTGGCCAGTCCGTTTTCCGCCTTCCTTGCCTGTATGAGATGTAATGAGACCGACGGACTCCATCTTTTCTGCAAAATCTTTATTGTGATAACAACGTCTAGGCTCACTACCGTCGTAGTGTTGCCAAAGGTGTACCATCTCATGAATAAGAACGGCCATAATTTCTTTATCCGTGTTCTTTTCATGGAGCATATAATCTGGATTGAGTGCAATCTCGTTATACTTGTTTCCTTTTTTATCCTGCCAGCCTTCAGCAGGTACGAAGTAACCACAAGTGTTGCGTTCACGGTTTAACGTGAGAATGCACTCTGGCAATGAGCCTTTAAAAAGCTTGACGTTGTAGTAGTTGAAAATAGCCTGTAAAGCGGCGTATTGCTGAACGTTGATACCGCTGTCGTTCCATGTTGCCGTGTTCGTGTTGTTGGTCTTTTTGTTCGTTGTCATAATAATTTACCGTCCTTTCTTTACGCATTTAAAATAGTTATTTCAAAATATTCGTTTCTGTCACGTATCACAATGTACTTACCTTTGGAAACTTTGTAGTAATACTGAATTTGAAAGTATATATGCTCTTTGTACGTTTCACCTTCTGTATTTACATATGCCAGACTAATGCCATTGTTCCGTGTTCCTTTTAAGATAACTTGCTTGTGTCGTTCCCATGAGCAACCCCTAAACTTTTCATAGTTGACTAGTTTGCCCGTCGTGTTCCGTAAGAACGTGTTCCGTTTGATTTCCTGCATGATGTACCTACCTTTCTAAAATTCTTTAAGGTGCTAATGTCCTTATTCGTGCCGCCAGACCATTTCAGTCTGGCAACACTGATAAAGACACAAGACATACAAGGTTAGATATCTTCGTCGTCTTCTTCCAATTCGTCGAGAAGATCAGACAAGTCTAATTCGTCAAAATCTTCAAAGCGTTCATTCAGCGCTAACCAATCGCTTAAATCATTTAAATCGATAGGTGAATTTTTATCATTGAGACGATCAAAGGATACAAGATTTTCATTACCGTCTAAGGATACGTAGTTATCTCTGTAGCGATAGTCTCCGTAACACACCTTGAAAATGGCGTCCCTTACGTCGTCACAAAGCTCTTCTAAGCTTTCTTCGTTGTTGTCGAAGACTACACTGTTGTAATAACCTTCATCATATGCGAAGGTGTTCCAAATACTGATTAAGTCCGTGTCGTTCATTGTTGAAAGTTGACTCTGAATTTCATCATAGATTGCGTCGTAGTGGTCGTTGTAATTTGTCATAATTTTTACCTTCCTTTCAGAATGTCGGCTTGTCTCATCAGTAGGCAAGTTGCCGTCTTACCTAGACAAGGGATTTTAGTCCCTTGTTTCGACACTATTTATTTTTCTCCGTCCTTTCTTTCTTCTTTTTTTCCAAATACCCAAGCCCATGTGTTCGCCTTTTTTTGGGCCTCTTTCGTGTAAGCGTCATCAATCTTTCGCGCCGCCTCTTCACGATATTCGTTGCCTGTTAATACTGATAGATACTCACGTACCGCCGTGTTCAATTCGACTCTGCAAACCGCTATGCGATAAGACAGTACATCAAAATCGTCGTATACCATTGCCATTGCCAATTTTTCAGTAGCCTTGTCAACCTTAATGATTGCGTTCTGTAATTCCATTTCTTGTGTCATTTTCTTTCCGTCCTTTCTGTATATCACTGGATATACATTGAGATTAAAAATTTTTGGGGCTTTTGTTGTTTCTCTTGTGCCCCTTTGTTGAGTATAGTATATCAGTGGGTATACATTATGTCAAGCCTTTTTTCAAAATATTTTTGAAGACTTTAAAAAACGGCTATTTTATGCGATTAATCTAGACATAGAAAGCTTTTCATGATATGATATGTATACCAATGGATAGACATATTTATAGTTTAGAAAGGATGTGAAAACATGGAAGACAAACATAAAGATGTAATGATACAAGTACGAGTACCCAAAGAAGTACGCGACAAACTCCGTCAAATCGTAGCACGTAAAGCCCAGACGCAAGCCAAGGTTATTAGACAGTTAATAGAAAGATATATACAAGACAATAGCTAAAAGGATAACGACAACAAAACACGACACAAACACCAACAAAAAGGCCCTGTATTAGCACTATTAATAGTTGCTTTTACAGGGCCTTTAAAATTTGCCTAGAACGACAAGGCTATCACGACTATACAGACTATGACGCCAACAAGATACTTTACAGCCTGTTTGTATTCATGGTATCTATAATCTTCCGTCGAACGGATAAGACAATAAAAGAGTCCAATAGTCATAATAGCGCGTATGTTTTCGTGGAGATCCAGAGAATAGAATACGTTGAAAATAGCCATAACAATAATTAGTAAGATGATATAACCAAACATAACTATCTACATCCTTTCAAAGGTATTTTAAGACTGTTTTGTTGCCTTTGTTGTTGTCTTCCTTCTTCTGTCTTCTTTTAAGCTCTTTACGTCTGTCAGATTCTAGTAAGTCCGATAGTGTCTAATATTACTATACAGGCGTTTTAATGATGTGTCTATAGGACTGTTAGAAATTGTAATGGCCAGTACAATTCTATGAGATGTGTAAGGTGCTGTAAGAGTCTATGAGATTCTAAGAGATGTTTTAGTACTTTAGCGTACTAAAAAGCAACAGATGACAGAATGCATGTTCAAGAGCAACTGAACAAATGTTCAAGCCCTAACACCTCCGCCCTGCACCTTTGCTCACCTAATAGTTAGTTAACTAACTATCGATAAAAAAATAACAACAAAACATTATAATACACGCAACAAATCTACACGCATCCGTGTGAATCATATAAAAATAATATGTTTACATGCGTTGATAATCGTTGACAAGCACCACATAAGCACCTATGATATCAGTAAGCTAGACAGTGCCTTGTATGAGATATTATAGATTGTAATGGTCAGTACAATTCTAGGTATCTTGCTTGATACCTATGTAGCTGTAAGAGCGCAATGAATCGCAAGGGACGATAAGACACAATGCGAGTCAGAAGGCGCACAAAAGGCATACGGGGGACGCGCCGCCGCGATCAGTAATACGTAAGGGCATGTAGATTTTTTAGAATTTTTGAAGCTGAAAGGAATGATTAGAATATGGCTCTGAAACGACAAAGAAGAAACAAAGGTGAAGGCTCTATATCACGTACCCCATCAGGCCGCTATAAGGCCACAATCACGATTGGGGTTGGGATAGACGGCAAACAAAAGCGAAAGACGATAACACGAGACACAAAAAGAGAAGTCATCGAAGCTATGGCGCACCTCAAGGCCACTTATGGTCTAGGTGGTTCTAACAGTACCCCGACAAACAAAAAGAATCTTAAAGATATCTGCGAGGACTTTTTAGAATTTAAGAGTACGCAATTAGCCGCATCGACCCTGAGAATGTACATGATGATGTGTAGTACTCTTATCCGTTCTTTCGGAGCTTCAATGCTCATGGAGAACATAACAAAGACCATGATAGAAGAACATTTTACACGAGAAATAAAAGGCAAGCGAGTAGCCATATCAACATTAAAGTTACGAAAAACGGTGTGGGCAACTATATTTAACTTTGCCCTGAAAAGAAACTATATCACCGAGAATGTCTTTAAAGAAGCCGAGATATCTTTTCCCCGTGTCGCCCCTAAAGCAAGCACAATGATTCTCCCGACACCTGAAGAGTTTGAAAGGCTCGTTGAGTGTGCAATGAAACGACAACAATGGTATGGAGTCATTATATACCTTGCATCCGTCACGGGCATGAGAAGCGGTGAATTACGAGGTCTGAAATGGAATGCCATTGATAGAGACAACAAGACAATCACGATCAATAATCAATTAGGTTTTAATGATGCAGATGCTCCCCTAAAAACGTCATCTTCGTATCGAACAATACATGTGACACCAAAGGCATTTGAGATGCTCGACACACTCCAGCGTACAAGTGAATATGTCTTTTCGACACCTAGACACCCAAAAAGCCCTGTTCCCTACAAGACACTGAGCTTTTTGAACAGCATCGTATTTAAAGAAGCAGGAATGCCAGAAGGAATGACGTTCCATGATATCCGACACTACCACGCGACACAATTATTAAAACACGGTATTAATGCAAAGGTCGTTAGTCGTCGTTTAGGGCACACAAACATCGTTACGACCTTGAATCTGTACTTCAACTATCTCCCCAGTATGGACGAAGAAGCAAGCACAATCATGGACTGAATAAGTGCTTATGAAGTGCTTATTACGACAAAAGCAACCATTGCACGGAACGTATGTTTTAAATAAAAGTAGCACAACTAGGCCATTTTATCGAATTAACCTTAGTTAAAGGTCTGAATTGATAATACATTAAGTATACCGCAAGGACGCCATTCTGTCATGTTTTTTTCGCCGACCGCAGGCGGCCAACCTTTTCGCAGCTACCGTTTTATGATAAGATGAGGTAGTATATAGATTCTCAC